AGCCTTGTTAATGTCTAGCAGGTCTTTCATCTGCCGACGCCAGCCCGACCGCATACTGTTCTTCTCTGCCTCGGTCAGCCGTTCCCAACTGTTCTGCAAATTGGGATCATTGAACTTGCCCGAAGATATTTGCCCCCGAGCCTCTTTCATTGTCTTAATGTCAACGGCGTTGCCGTTGATCCAGCTCAGCACATGATTTTTAGCCATGCCGTCCTGGAATTTGATCCGCATTTTTGCGGCCTGCGAAGCGTCAATTGCGTTAGCTGCCTCAAGATTGTTAATAGCCTTTAAACCGAACACGCCGGCTGCGGCAAAATCCACACTGTCAGAACCAGGGACGACGCCCTTGCTCAACAGGTCCAATTGTTCAGTCACCTTGCCGACCGCATTCTGATGGTCCACCTTGAGGCCATCAGACATCGCCGTGATGCGGTTTTGTGCATACAGCTTATTGAATGACGGCAGAAACTTGTTCCGAACCGCCGGGGCCATCCCATCCAGCAGGCGCTCCCTGATCTCCTCCGATCCCGGATCGAAGCCGCCCATCACGGCAGCGGTGCCTTGCTTAGACAGGTTTGTCTTTAGGCTGTGCAGCTCCATCATCGCCGTGGTTTCTGCTTCAGCCAACTGAGACGCGATCTGCGTCTGGGCGACCTGCGCGCCGATCTTACCGAACTGCTGGCCGGCATTCATCAGTGCCTGACCAACCATGGCAGAGCCGTCATCGGTCGGCACCCGTGCCGGGGTATTCACCTGCGCCGGCGCGGCGTTTGCGATCTGCATTATGTTCAGTTTAGGCATCAGACGATCGTATTACCGGTTACGAAGTTCTGCGTGGACAGGTTTGTCGGCACACTGCTGGACGGCAGGAGTGACGACCCAAGGCCGCCAATCTGGTGGATCATAAAGGCCGACGTGCCGATCGAAGCTGCGGCATTTAGGAATCCAGCGGTGATTGCATTGCCGGCTTGGCTCTCTTTGTTCGCCGCAGACGCCCGCGCATTAAAAGCATTCATCCGTTGGTTTTGTGCTTCCACGTCACCTTTAAACAGCGCGTCGAGTTCGTTGATTGTATTGTTTCTGGCGTTGACGATCTGTGCCTCAAGTGACGAACCTGTGTCTACTTCGACACCAGACGCCGCTGCGTTGTTCCTGATGGCAGCAGCCGATGGCCGGCTTTGTGTGGCAGTAATCCTGGACCTAGTCGATGCCGCTGCGTTCCGCACGTTCAATGCGTTCTGATCAAAGATGCCGGCGTTGGCACGATCGACCGCAGCCGACTGCCGTAACGCCCTGGCCTGTGAAAAGCCGCTGTAAACAGACCCCAGCGCAGAAACCGCGCCGGCTGCTAGTATGACCGCCGGAGGACACATATATTTTTATCCATCATTAACCATGATCCGCGTCACCACGGCGCTAATCGTCATCGGTAGCGGTTGATCCTGCTGTATGACAATTTGGCCTGTGGTGTCCCACGTTCCATGGAAGTTCACTTCTTTGTCGCCGGTAAAGAGCGGCGGGGAGCTGTCCATATCATCGGAGCCGTCCCGGAAAAGTATTTCGTCTAGGTTGCTGGTGTCTGGGCCAAATTTGGCCCCCAGCGTATTTAGGAACCTCACGGTGACATCAAACACCCGCTTGGTCTTTCCTTGCGCCGTGCCGTCCTCTGAGCCGGCCTCTGGCCGCAGCGTCTTTACGGTTGACGTATACGGCAGTCCGACCTGCGCCTTCGTCACAGTCGGATTTAAGCCGGAAACCGTCCCACTAGACACGACCTGCTGTGCGTAGACATCTCCGTTGCCCAAGATGTCTACCGTCTCGCCTTCCAGGTGATCCAGGTTGATAACCGTCGCCACTGCGCTGCCACTGTAGGTGAGAGAGCTGTCTACAAATATGGCATCCTCTTTCAGATCACCGTCATCGGCGTTGAAGTTAGGAGCTAGGTATTCAACATACTGCCGTGTGTTGCCGTTGATCGTCCGCTTAACGATCAGCCAGAGCTGGTCTTCGCTGGACGTGGGGATCGTTGCAATCGAGGTCACCACTCCGTGATTGGTAGCACCGAATGAACCGCCGATCGGATGCCGATGCCACGCAACCACATCCTGGCCTCGCAGGTAGGTTAAACCGACGAGCTGCCCATCGTTGCGGATACCCCATACAATACTGTCAAGCTCTTGGGCGTAGGCAATTTCTTGCAATCCGCCGTACGCGACCTGCTCTGCCAATAGCGTCAGATCAGGAGACTGAAAACTGTCACTTTCAAACACGAAGACCAACTCACGCAACTTGCGCTGTTGGCGCTGTATATACAAAACGGCGTTGTCAATCTTAACCGGCCTCGCCGCAGCAGACCCCCGAGTGCCTTCTCTGGAGACCCGCACGTTTGTCGGAGACAGACCCGAGCTAGTACTGTTGGCGCTAATTACGAACTCGCCGCCGACCGTACCAACCGCCAACACCTGACCAGAAGACAACCACCTGATGGCGTTTACATCTTCTGAACCCAGCACAAATACGACTGCATCATCATCTAAAACGCCGGGGACGTGCTTGACAAAGTCAGCGGTTGCAGAACCCCACACCGTCTGCGGATCATTTGTAGACCCGCCCCAGAATAGTCTCTGCTCATAGAACGAAACAGCGGCAGGGTAACCAGTAGTCCCCGACCAGCTCCCCAGCCGCCATTTCGTCTCAGCGGACGTACCGCCGAAATTTCGGCTGGTGTCAACAGTCACCTCCGTTGTAGAGCTGCGGGCAGTGATTTTCCCATAGCCCCACTGAATGCCGCCCTCCTGGAGAAACTTCCACGTGACCGTGTTGTCTACAATCTCCGCGCCGTCGCCGCTCGGCCCGCCAGAGCTGTCAGACGTGCCAGCCTTAATACACTCATAGACGTTTCCGGTATTGCGCCGAACGTCCCCCAAACTGTAGGCGGTAGACGTCGCCCACTTAGTTGCTTGATGGCCTATGCGGACGAGACGACCAACGTCAGTCGTCTGGAAGCCGTCGCCACCGTTAATGTCTGTTGTAGCGGATGCCGTGACTGTTATTGAACCGGAAGTCGCGGACGGTGTGAGCGTGGTCGTCCCCGTGTTCTCGTCCAAATACGGGCCGTCTTCAAAATCAATCTCCGAGATTGTCCAGGCCGTGTGGCCTGTCCGCGTCATTTTACGTGGTGCGTAAGACGAATGCGCTAAATATAAAACGTCCGCGCTTTGAGCGAACTGAATGGTGTCAATGTCAGCTTTGTCGTATGGCGTGGTGATCTCATAGACCCGAGCCGCAGCGCCACCGGTGGTATATGTCGTATAGCCCGTGCTGTTGATGTTGTTGCCATCGATGTCCGTCAGCTCAAACGTATTAGCCGTTGTGTTCGCCACCAGATAATACTTCTGGTTCAGCTCAGTCATCCCACCCACGGTATCGATGAAAATCTCATCGCCGTTTGAGAACGGGTGACCCGTGATAGTAATCACGCAGGGGTTCGCCTGCGTTGCTCCGGTGATCGTTTGGTCTGCTTCTAGGATCGCGCCGTTATTCCGAAAGAAACGCGCATACGTGTCGCCAAATTCGATGATGTAGGCCTGCGTGGTACTGAACTCGAACGGCACCAGCCGGGTATTGTCGGCAGATGTCTTGACCTCTTTTACAAAGTTAGTCCCCGACCGCCGGCTGACGCCGCCGTGCGGGAAGACAATCATATTTTCAACGATCTCTGCGCCATTATTGTACTTGGCCAGGTCGGGCCGACCGTATAGCCGGTTGGACAATTCCCCCGCAGTGAAGTTCGTCTGTAACTTAGAGACGCGGGCCACTTAAATTCTCGCTTCCAACCAATCGTCCTCGTCGGCGGACAAGCTCTCTTGCGCGTCTACAAGCCGAGCCGCTTGCAGCTTCTGCTGGTATAGGGCGACCATATCGTTAGCAACCGACCGGCTTGCCGTCAGGTCGTAAGCAATCTCAGCGGCGATCTTCGCAGCGTATGCCTCAACAAACATTGCATCAAATTTAGTCGGGTCAGTAATCGTGTCGATATACAGGATGTTTAGGGGCGCGGCGGCGTCGGTCACAATGGACTGACCTTCCACCACCCACTCTTCTGTAGTGTCTACTTCGATAACTCTCAGCAGGCCGGTAGGGAACGGAAACGCATTGGCGTATTCCCAGGCCGGTGCCGTGGTACTGGCTGCAAGGGATGTCCGAGCCAGTGCAAAATTCCAGGGGTGATCGCGCAGCGTCTGATCCCGCGCTTGCTCATATATACGATTGCAGGCACGGCCCGCTTTCGTATTGTCGGTCAGCGCCGTGAGGGGCGGGTTCGCTGCGCCCAGCTCAGTCAGAGCCAGATTGCAGATCGAAACAAAGGTTGTATATGCTGGCATAAGAAACGGGGAGGGGTTTCCCCCTCCCCAGTATCCTTTAATCCACCACGTATTCGATGATGAACGACAGATCGCCGGCAGCGGCAGTCGCCGCACCAGCCGAAGCCGTCATCGAAACGTAGTAAATCTCAGCCGGATCAGAGCTGTCGCCCGCATCCTGGTACACTTTTTGGCCACAAGTCGTAATGTTTGCGGCTTCAAAGCGGTACTCAGTGAAGGCAGTCACAGCCTGACCAAGAGTGACGGCAGACGCATAGGCGTCCGCGTCTTTGACAACGCCATCCTTGTCATGCAGTCCGATGTTCCAGGCCAGCGTCGGCGAACCGTTGCTGTCCAGGTCGTCAGAAGCGCAACGGATCGAAATCACCGAAGCGTTCGTCGGCACCGGAGCCAACATGACAATGTCTGCGGCGTCCAAGTCACCCGTATCCATGGCAATAGTGCCTTGGGCAACGCGAACTCGACCGTGCAATTGCTGCGTCGAGTTCATGGTCGGCGGAGACGCCTCGTAGTTGGCGACGAGATCAGAGTTTTTAGTAGTCATGTCTCTTCACTCCTCTTAGCTAGGATCGCATTCGATGTAGCCGACTTTACCCTCTTCCATACGGGTAGAGCCGATCGTCATCGATGCGAACACTTGGGTTGCGTGGTTTTTGTCCGCACGCTCAGAAATTTTGATCTGAGGTTGCGCGGCAAGACCCAACAGCATTCCGTCCTGGCACCAATAAAGCACCTTGTGGTCGGAGTTGCCG